TGAACTGAGGACTACTTCAATCCCTTCTATAATTTCATTTGAAAAAAAGTTTAACGACTATTACAAATTATGCGAGTCGTTAGGGTTTAAAAATAAATACAAAAATATAGAGAATATAGCTACAGCTTCAATCCCTAAAACAAAAGATTTAAAAGTTTACGTTGACAGTAGAGAACAATTACCTCTTAAATTTAATTTACCCACAGAGGTTAGAGGGCTCAAGTTTGGTGATTATGCATTAAGCGAAAAGTCTTTAACTTGCAACTGTTACATAGAAAGAAAATCTTTATCGGATTTTATATCAACAATTAGCGTTCAAAACTATGATAGATTTTGCAGAGAAATTGAAAGAGCTTACGAGAATGAAGCTAACTTAATAATAGTGGTAGAAGATACATTAACAAACGCTTTATCTTTCCCGTATTTACCTCACATATCAAGAAAAATAAAAGTAACACCTGAATTTATATTTCATCAAGTTCGAGATATGATTCAAAAATACGATCACATACAATTTTTATTTGTAAAAGGAAGGAAAGAGTCTGTAAGGGTTATAGAAAAAATATTTTTCAGTAAATGCGTTTATAAGGACATTGATCTACAATTAGCTTACGATAAAAAAATTCTTTAAGAATATGTGGTATTGTCCTGAAAAATATAAAAAAGACCTAAGCAGCGTAAACGATCAGTTGTTAACGCTCAAAGGTCCACTTGAAGATAAAGAGGCTAAAATAAGTTTGGCTAAATTTTTAGCTTCGAATTTAGGTATTACTACGGAGTTAATATCAGGCATTAAATTAGCACCCTTTCAGGAGATCACACTGAAAGGAATGATGAATCGAAATTTTTCAATGTGTGTTTGGGGTCGCGGCTGCGGGAAGACATTTATAGCTTCAGTGTTCTGCTTTTTGCAGTGTATTTTTAATCCTGGTACAAAGATATTAATCGCTGGGCCTACATTTCGTACCGCTAGATTTATTTTTAATAATTTAGAAAAATTAGTAAACTCAAAAGGTGCCGATTTACTACAGCAAGCTTTTTCTGTTAAACCGTCGAAAAGAAATGACCAATTTGAATGGTCGATTAACGGAGGCACGATTACCGCGATTCCATTAAACGGGGATAAGATTCGCGGATTTAGAGCTAACATTCTTTTGCTAGACGAGTTTTTACTACTTCCAGAAGAATTAGTAAACACTGTTTTGATGCCTTTTTTGGTTGCACCACAGAACATGAAAGAAAGACTTGAAATAAGGCAAGCCGAAGATGACTTGATATCAAAAGGCCACATGAAAGAAGAAGAAAGAATGGTTTTCGAAAACAATTCTAAGATGATAGCGCTATCTTCCGCTTCTTATACTTTTGAGAATTTATATAAAACTTACAAAGATTGGACAAATAAAATCTACTCAGATGAATTAGGCGATGCTGATTATTTTATTTCTCAAATGGGCTATGAGGCTTTACCAGAGGAGATGATAGATAAAACTGTTATCGAGGAGGCGCAAGAAGGCGGCTCTTCTCATTCTTCATTTCTTAGAGAATATTGCGCTCAATTCACAGACGGTTCCGATTCTTATTTCAGTGCCAAAAAAATGCACGAATGCACAATTCCAGATGGAGAGCATCCAACGACTCTCATAAAAGGAGAATCTGGTTCTAGATATATTTTAGGAATTGACCCATCGTTTTCAAACAGCCCAAGTTCAGACTTTTTTGCAATGTCTTTGCTTGAGATAGATAATGACACAGGGCAAGGAACACTTGTGCATAGTTATGCTGTTGCTGGTGGAGATTTAAAGGATCATATAAATTATATGTTCTATCTTTATACAAATTTCAATATAGAGTTAATAGTTATCGATAATGCTGGTTATCAATTTTTAGATAGCTGTAACGAGTCTGAAAATTTTATAAATGCTGGAATTAATTTAAAATTTATTGATTTTGAATCCACTAAAGAAGGTCAGGATTACCAGAAGCAGTTAAGAAAACTAAAAAGAGATTTAAATAAAACTGATCATAAGATTTGTTTTAAACAAAATTTTACAAGTGATTTTTTAAGAAAAGCAAACGAACATCTGCAAGCTTCTATAGATCATAAAAAAATATGGTTCGCCTCTAGAACCACCGCAAACGGTTCAGCTTTCAGCAAGCAATCAAACCAAAGGGTAAATTTAGCTTTAACCGACTGCAAAAATATAGGAGAATTAATCGAAGATCAAGACAGCTTGATATATGCAACAAAAAAACAATGCGCTTTAGTCGAGGTGAAATCTACAGCAAAAGGGACGCAAACCTTTGATTTACCACAACATTTAAAAAGAAGCACGTCAGCCCATAGAGCGAGAAAAGATAACTATACTACATTAATGCTGGCTAATTGGGGGCTTAAAAGCTATAATGAAAGCCTAAACTTGAATGAAAATGAAATAAATTTTACGTTTTTACCGCAAATGTATCAATAGAAGTGTATTAAATTTGTGAATCATGAGTGAACCGTCAAAAAAGAAAGCCAGCCCGAAAACCGCAGCTAAACGACCAGCAAAGCGAGCGGCTAAGAAAACTATGACAGCAAAAGCGTCGGAAGACGCTACACCGTTAATGGCTTACCAATCTCTTGCGGGCGTAAATACTACATATACATCCAACAGAAGAAATAAATCTGGCTCTATAAACAGAACTAATAAGTATACTAATATTGATGACGGTCTTATACCTTTTAAGTATGCTTATGAATATGGAAATTCAGGTGACCAAAGTTTAGATGTTAGAGATGCGGTAATTTTATGTCAAAAGGCTTATTATAATTTCTCTCAGTTTAGGAATGTCATTGATTTAATGACTGAGTTTTCTTTAGGTAGCATTTATTTTAGGGGAGGCAGTAAAAAATCAAGAGCATTTTTTGAGGCTTTATTTAACAGGTTAAATATATGGAGTTTTCAAGACCAATTTTTTAGGGAGTATTATAGGTCTGGGAATGTATTTGTTTATAGATTTGATGCCAATTTATCAAATCAAGAAATCTCAAAAATCACACAAGCTTTTGGTAGTTCACTTTCTGAATCTTTAAGCAACTCAAGTAAGATTCCAAGTTCTTACATGTTAATAAACCCAGCCGATGTTAGAATGACTGGTACATTAGCATTTAACAATCCAGTTTATTATAAGCTTGTTACAAATTACGAATTAGAAAGATTAAGAACTAGAAAAACCGAGGAGGATCAAGAAATTTACGACTCTCTTCCTGAGAGCACAAAAAAACAAATCGATCAAGCCAGAAGCTCTGCTGTTCAGATTCCATTAGACATGGACAAAGTTGTTGCAGTTTTTTATAAGAAGCAAGACTACGAGCCTTTCTCAGTGCCAATGGGTTACCCCGTACTAGCTGATCTTAATTTTAAAGACGAGCTTAAAAAAATGGATATGGCGATTGGTCGTTGTATGCAACAAGCTATTTTATTAGTTACTATGGGTACAGACCCAGAAAAAGGCGGTATAAACCAAAGAAACCTTCAAGCGATGCAAGACCTTTTTCAAAATGAATCTGTTGGTAGGGTTTTAATCGCGGACTACACAACAAAGGCTGAGTTCGTTGTACCTAGAATCGCTGAATTAATGGACCCTAAAAAATATGAAATTTTTGATAGGGATATTAACAACGGCTTAAACAATATTTTAATTGGAGGAGAAAAATTCTCCAATCAAGAAAGTAAAGTAAAGGTATTTGTTTCTAGATTACAACAAGGTAGAGAAGCGTTTTTAAACAATTTTTTAATCCCAGAAATTAAGAGAGTTTCTAAAAATTTAGGTTTTAAAAATTATCCTACCCCATACTTTGATGAAATGTCTCTTCAAGACAGCGTTCTCAAAGATAGGGTATATTCTAGATTGTTAGAACTTGGGATTTTAACACCTCAAGAAACTATTACTGCTTTAGATACAGGAAGATTACCCGACAAAGAAACCTCCATAGAAAATCAAAAAGAATATATGGAGCTAAGAAAAGAAGGTTTGTATACACCTTTGGTTGGCGGTAGTCCATTAGCTCAGAAAAATCAAAACCCCGAAAAGCAAGATAAACCCAAAGAAGAAGCTGGTAGGCCAAACGGAACCACAGGTATTCCTCAAGGAAACAGAAAAATTTCTCCAGTCGGACAAAGTGAAGCTTCCAAGGCTTTTAGCTTAGATAAGGTAAAAGAAAACATGATTTTAGCTCAGAAGCTAGAGAAACAGGTTGCTACTCATTTGAGAAAAACTCACAAGGTAAAGAGACTTAACGAAAATCAAAAAAATATTGCAACTGAAATTTCTCAAGTTATCATAGCGAACGAATCCCCCGACAAGTGGTCAGAAGTCGTCGATTTCTATTGTAAGAATCCCGTTGACACAAACAGCGATAGAGTTAGCTTAATTAGAGAAATAGCTTGTGAACATCAATTAGATTTTTATTTAGCTAGTATATTAGCTTCAAGCACGAAAAAGTAATATGAGTGAAGAAAACAATAAAAACTTAGAGGAAAGTCACATAAAATCAGTGGGGTACGGGGAAGTGCCCACGGATATTATAATGCCAGATATATTAATTCCCCCTCCTCAAAAAGACGAAACTAAAAAGGTTATAGAGGATGAAGTAAATGTGGCTTTTAAATTTGCATTTCTAGGGGCGGGTCAAGGCGGTTCTAGAATAGCTGAAAACTTTTATAAATTAGGCTATAGAAGAGTAGCTGTAATAAACACAGCGCAGCAAGATTTAAATTCTATCAATTTAGAAAACAAGCTTTGTTTTGGAGAGGGTGGCGCTGGTAAAGCTCCAGAGGTAGCCACTCAAGCCTTTCAAGAAAAAAGCGAAGACATTTCTGATTTTATGAGAAGGTCTTTTGGCGACAACGTAGACAAAATTTTTGTTTGCGCTGGCGCTGGAGGCGGAACTGGTGCTGGTTCAGTAATTTCAGCAGTTAGATCAGCGGTGGAGATACAGGCTAATTCTGAAACTTCAAAAAAAGTTGGAGTAATTTTAGCTTTGCCGAAGGCTTCCGAAGGGAAAAGAGTAAATGCTAATGCGGCAAATACTTTAAATGAGGCTTATGATTTAGTTGACCAAGGTATTGTATCACCTCTTATTCTGATTGATAACGAAAAGATTGGCCAACTTTATCCAAATTTAGTTGTTTCAGAATTTTGGAATGTAGCCAACCAAAGTATGGCTGGACTTTTTCACCTGTTTAATCATACGGCTGCGAAAGATAGCACTTACTCTTCTTTCGATTCCAATGACTACAAGCAGGTTTTAGATTCTGGACTAATTGTATTTGGTGCGTCTCCAGTATCAGAGTGGAAAGACTCTGTAAGTATAGCAAGAGCGGTAAGAGAAAATCTTAAAAATAATTTACTATCTGGAGGAATAGATTTAAGCACTGGTAATTCCGCCGCTGCAATTATTATAGGCGGCACAGAACAACTTAATAATATTCCACAAAGTTATTTGGATCAAGCTTTTGATCAATTATCGAAAATGATGAGACCAAACAGCGTGGTTCATAGAGGGATTTATAGCGGGGATAAACCTTCTTTGAATGTTTTTTCTGCTATAGGAGGTCTGGGTAGACCTGAAGATAAATTAAGTCAGCTTAAAAAACTAGGTGACTTACCACAGTAAAATAAAAAATAATAAATATTATGGCTACGAAAAAAAATGATGAAGTAAAACCTGGTTACAAAAGTACCGAGTTTTGGATTACTGCTATCGTTGCAATCGCTTCTCTAGCATGGGGAGCGGGAATTGTTGACCCAGCAGGGGACACAGGCGCAGATAAGACCTTTGGTTTTATTTGCTCCGCTCTTAGCGCTCTTGGATATAGCGTATCAAGAGGTCTTGCTAAAAAGAAGGCTGAATAAATGTCTTGGTTGTCTGCGTTATTTAAAGCTCTTTTGGAGTGGCTCTCTGCCGAGGTAAAAAAAGACACCAAAGCAAGTGACGCCGATAAGACCCCTAAAGAGCTAAAAAACAAATGGAGACAAAGAATCCTTGAACAAGAAGAAAAACTTAAAAATGAAAAAAATTCTGATTCTAATTCTGGTTAGCTTATTTTTAGTTGGCTGCGGATCGACAAAGGTAGTTTTTGTTGACACTCAGTCTAATTTAGTAAGAATTGGACCTGACGTTTCTGGAAAAGTATACGTACAGAAAAACGGCGAATGGGTTCTATCTAAGAATAAGGTTAAACTACCAGAAGGCTGGTACGCTGGAGGTTTACCTGTAGATGATTAATTTTAATTATTTTTATTAAAAAAACAAAGAGAAGCCTTTTTGGTTTCTCTTTTTTTTGAGATAAGTGTATAAAAGTATGACATGACTTTTTCTTTCCATGATATAGATATTATTTTAAAAAGAAAAGAATCATATTATAAAGGGTTATCAAAAGGGTCTAACCACGATAAAAAAGTCGCTATTTACGCCCTTCAAATTCTAAGCTCATTAAGAAAAGACTTCGAAAAAGCTTATAAAGAAAAGTAATTTTTTTACTTCTCATTTACACAAAATAAGTTTAATATAAATACACCCTTATGTTGAGGGTGTTAAGTTATGAAGAATAATATTATTAAAGTAATGTTGATTGGCGCAACCGCTACCCTTTTGGGAATGGGTTGCGCTTTTAGTGAAAAGTTGCCGTCTGTTACCATTGGTGGCGCGGCTAATAAGAACGCTGTATTGGATGCCGAGATCGGCAAGGCTGGAGTATCAGTCACAGCGCCTCTTGTAAATGTAGACGTACCATTTCCAACCGTGGACGTAAAAGACGGCAAGAAGAAGTAATTTCTCGCCTCGGCTACCTAACCCCCCAAACCGTACCCCTTTCGGGGTGCGGTTATTTTTTTTGGAAAAATATTTGATTTTTTTAAAATTAATTATATTTTGCGTGTATATAAAATAACGGAAATGAAAGAAATTGAATACGAACTCGAAGGGCTTCACAACGGTGGACATGATAATTTGTCATGGAAAGAATCTTTGAAAGTTCTAAAGGACGATGACGCTGTAAATTTTTCCGTTAAAGTTGTTAAAGCTTTAGAAGAAAAGCTTGAAGCTCACAACGGGTCTAGTCACAACAAAGTTACTTTAAAGCAGCTTAAAAAAGTATACCGAAGGGCTGCTGGTAATGTTTTCGCTGAAGTACCCGATCCAGATGAAAAAAGAGGGCTATGGGCGATGGCCAGAGTTAATCTATATTTGAGGATTTTGAAAGGGGAACCATTCCCAAAGGAAACAAATGCTTCTTTAGTTTTAGATGCAAAAAATGAAATTGATTTAGTAGATTTTATGCTTCCTGAAAAGGAAGACTTTATACAGGCTGGAGAAGACATAGAAAAACATGATTTGTGTTATAAATTTTCTTTCGAGGATTTATACTTAGAAGAAGATGGTGGAGAATTACCTTTCGAATTTAATTAATATGAAAAACTTCGAACACGAGTGTAATGGTAAAATTAACGACTCCTCGTTAGAGTCCGAACTAAAATGCGACAATTGTAATTGTAATTGCGATAACGAAGATATAACAGAAGTCTGTTGTAATTGCTCATGTCACGATAATTAATTTAATACTTAGGAGATTATATAATATGTCAGCAGCAGGAAATTTTCGAGAGGACGGGTTACCAAATAGCGCACAATACGCAACGGTAACGGGTAATATTTCAGCGGGTACTCAAGCTATTGCCGCTACAAATGGTCCAATCAACATCACTGATATAGTTGTTAGTAAAAATACTGATGGTGATTTTACTTTTTACAACGGAACAACTGGTGCTGGAACTCAATTTTTAAAACTTTTTGTAAAAGCGAGTGATAATGGTAATTCCACAGACTCCATTAATTTTACATCGGCTTTAAAAATAACCGACGCGAGCGGGGTTTTTGTAGCGTGCGATTCCAGTGACACAGATTATTCCATTTTAATTAATTACTATAACTCTTATTCCAGATAAAAGGATAAATATGAGCGATCATAAATATACAACTATTTTTAGTTCTGAAATTAAACCGTTAGTCCCTGAAGATAAAGACAAGTACTTGGCTATGGCCAGCTTGGTTGAGGTTGGTGATTTTATACCAGAGGTTGACACTTCTAAAAATGTAGACCTGTTGCCTGTTGCTTTTAATGCTTGCGTTATTAATAGAGTTAATAAAAACGGTGACGTAGTTGATACTGATACAGCTATGGCAATGTACAAAGACTTTATTAATAAGCCAATGAATATTGAGCATAATAGAGATAAAGTCGTTGGCGTAATTTTAACCGCTGGTTTTAGTGAGTTTGGAACAGACAACAAACTTACCGAAGACCAAGTAAAAGAG